GCCCAGCATAAGGTTATGCTGGGCCTTAACCGAACCATCTCCAATACATTGGATAAACCAAAGGAGAGGATAGGCTCGTACCCGGGCATGCAACCTTGCATCTCAGTTACATCCCTTGCTCTTTGGTAAAGAGTGAGCATTATTCTTCTCTGGCGAAACGCGTGCCGTTAAATTGGCCTTAAACATGTTTAAGGTTAACACACGTACCGCGTTATTGTGAGATAACATAAGGAAGTAATTTACTGAATTGCTTTCTTTTGTTATTCAAAGCAATATCCGCTGTTCTAGTAGAGATGATAGATTTTGGATCACATAATCTCATACCCGCAAGGGTTGTTCTTATGTTCTCCACATCTACATCTTTTCCTAAACGGCGGGCTTCCATCAATGACTCATAGGCTGTGTCCACCAGGTTAACCTGGTGTTCCATAACTATGAATCAAGGTTGGAAGTATATCCCATGTAGGTTCGGTAGACTGTCTCGGTCTTCCCCTTCCTCATGGTATTTAAGGACTTCCTGTGCCATTGATTCATTCAATGACATAGCGTCATTAATTCCATGAGTAAGCTTCACTCTTAACTTCTTAAGGGTTTCTTCAAGATCCTCTAATATTAGAGTCTTAAAGAACTCCTTAGAAGATTCTCTGGTTTTCATACAGCTAATTACTTGTGGGCTGCTATGACATTCGTCATCGTTTACCCAGTTATCAAGCTTAACTGTAGATCACCATCCTTGAACAAGTTTGGTAAGTCGATCAGAAGATCGCTTACTCATTCATTCTTGGAAAAAGAGTAATAGTGAAGTAGAGACGGGTACGTTGGTGTTATCCAGCGTTCCACGTTCCAAGCATTTAGCAAGTTCAAGGGAAATAAGGAATGGATTCCCTAAAGCCTTGAACAAACCTGCTAGAGGAACTCCGGTTATTTCAAAGAATTCATTTTCTTTTCTTAACCAGAGTCTCTTAGTGAAGTCTAGAAGTTTGTTTCCTCTATGACTTTTACTATCGGAGATTTCTACACCTAAGGCTTTGATAACCTTAGTGTATTCATCTGCGACTAGCTGGTTTGCTATGACTATATCATCACCCAACAAAGCGTAGTCCTCAAATTGGTTAAAACCAACTTGAGACGCTGCGTATTTGACGATGATATGGTGAGACAGTGCGAACATTGCTCAAGAGCTGTAAGCTCCCATTGGTTGACCAGCGTTATAGTTATATTCCTTTCCCTCATGAGAGAAAGGTAATTTAACCATAACGTCTTTTCAAGCCGATGAATAAGTTGGGCTTGTCAACATCGATAAGATCTTTTCCTGTAGCGATACAGGGAATCGATCTGTCGCTGATGACAAATCCATGCAATAGAAGGATTGTCATTTAACTTTTAACACAGAGATGTGATTTTGGTTAAATGTACAATCAGAAGGGAGTCTTCTTAAAACCTTGAAGAGGGTTTTATGAAGCCCGATAAGTGCAGTTTGAGATCAATAGTCTAATATCGCTATTGGTCTATTCTTGCACCCTCGGTCCTTCACAACAC